TTCAATGGCACAGTTGGTAAATCTATTTCTGCACAAAGATTACTCATCTTCACAGGCGCGATCTTTTCATCGAACGGTGAGTGCGTATTAGCGTGATCCACGTTCTGTAAATAAATTCTTCCAGTGTCTTTGCGTTCCTGCATAAACCTACTAAACAGATCTGCTGCCTTGTAGGTCTTCTTCCTCAGTTTTGTGTTACGTTCTGCTCTCTCGTATAGCTCTTTGAATTTGTCTTGATCATTGAAGAACGCTTCGTACATCTCCGGTAAATCATGCGGACTAAACACAGTGATGTCTCCATTTGTGATTAGTCTTTCATACATTAACTTATTAAATTGTACGCCATAGTCCATTTGACGCACACGATTATCCTCTGTGCCTTTGTTGTTTTTAAGGACCAAGAGGTCTTCGATTTCATAGTGCCATATTGGGTAATACAATGTTGCGGCACCATTTCTTACACCTCCCTGACTACAACTACGTGTAGCAGATTGGAATAACTTGTAAAAAGGAGTTACGCCTGTGTGAAAAGCATCTCCCTTACGTATAGGCGAACCTAATGCACGTATACGTCCTGCACCAATGCCAATGCCTGCTTTTTGTGACACGTACTTAACAATACTTGCGGCTGTTGCATTGATACTGTCTAAACTGTCGTCTGTTTCAATCAGCACACAACTGCTGAACTGTTTTTGTGGTGTGCGCACACCTGCCATAACAGGAGTAGGTAAACTTACATCAAAGTTACTGATTGCGTCATAATAATCTTTTACCCATTGTAGTCGTGTGTCCTTGGGGTAGCTCTGGAACAGTGTAGCCGCAATCAGCATATAAGCTATTTGTGGTGTTTCAAACATCTCACCAGTAACACGATTCTGTACAAGGTACTTGCCGCGCCATTGTTCCATGGCAACATAGGTAAAGGTTTCATCTCGATCGTGTTTGATATAATTATCCATCTTGGTCCACTCATCAGCATTGTATGCTTCCAGCAGTCCGCGATCATAAAATCCTTGTTCTACATTGTGTTCAACCAATTTAAGCAAATGCCAGGGCGTATAGTCACCGTACACCTGTTTACGTAAATGGTAGTTGATTAGTCTGCCAGCAACATACTGATAGTTTGGAGCTTCTTCTGAGATCAAGTCAGCGGCACTTTTGATAAGTGTTTCTTGTATGTCTACTGTTTTGATCCCAGTATAAAATTGGATGTGGCTTTTTAGTTCTACTTCACTTGCACTTACACCTGTGATACCTTCAGTTGCCCACATAACAACCTTGTGCATTTTTTCTATATCGAGTTCTTCTTTGCTTCCATCGCGCTTGATTACTTGAATTTGTGTCATTCGTGCCCCATCATTATTATTCTAATTTTAGTTCTGTTGCTTCATAGCAACGTTTCAGTGTTAATGTTTCTGCAATGTCAGTGTTATTTAACACCTGGTTGTCAATCAAATTAAGTACATATTTTCCTTGATCCAAATAGGCTATACAATATTGATAACCTGTGCTTGGATCAACATACACACGTACTTCAAGTTCTAAATTCGTTCCGTGCTTGCTATGATATAAAGTATACACTATTCCCAGGACTTTAGCAAGATCACAATAGTAGTTATCTATAATTAAATCCCAGGCATTTGGCCAACTTTCGGGATTGTTGACGTCCAAATAAAAGGCAGTCCAAGGGCAGGACTGCCAGAAATCTACTGTTTCCTGTAATGCTTCTTCAAAAGGAAGTTGGTCGATCTTGTATCGAAAGTTTTTCCAGTACTTCAAACGTGAAGCACTAGTTTGTAACTTGAACATGTATTAACTAATAAACTGGTTGATGCTATATTTAAATGTACCTGTGCCGGATTCTAACGAACACATCAAACTAGTTGCATTGGCGTGTACGTTTGCCTTAACACCTACTCCACTCTCAACATGTTGATCGTGGAACTCACTTAGTGTCCCGTCAGTGCTAAATTGGAATGTGCCAAAGCGTCTGGCTGAACTGTTACTAACTTCGTATTTTATTTCACCTGATGTATCAGCAACAAAAGTTGCAATGACTGGTTGTGCAGTGCTAATACTAGAACTACGTGCTACCCCTAGGTTTAAGTTACCCAGGTAAGCACCTGTCAATGCAGCCGCGCCTGAGAAGTATGTATCACCAAACGAAACACTGTTTACAGCCCCTGTATTCTGGCTAACCGCACCAACAACTCCAAAATAGTTATTAATACTACTGTAACTGTCTATAGAACCTAGTACAATTCCTACATTACTCAAGTCATCAACTTGAGAGTTTATAATACTAAAGGCTTTTGTGCCGGCGCCCATGTTAACAACACCATTACCACCACCTAAAATTTGTACACCATCTAAGACAACGTTTCTTGTACTTGTGCTGGTGCTGAGTATCTCAACTACATTAGGGTATGTTGACCCTGCCTTAATATTAGACTGGAATCTAGTATTGTTTATTCTAACATTACTAGCACTGTCAATATTTAACAGTGGATATTGGATTTCTTGGGCAGTATTTGTAAAGCCAATACCACTTATTTCAATACTGTCAGGTAGAGTAGCGCCGCCTGAGCCAATTGTACTGCCACTTTGGAATGCACTGTCACATATGTTTGCTACACTTAAATTTCCATATTGCAAACTAATTGTTGTACTGTTGGGACCATCACCTACTAGGCTAGCGTTAGGTGGAATGCTGATAACATTACTGGTTATGTAAGTTCCTGCAGGAATATAAATTGTTCTTCGTGTGCGAGTATCGAAATTATTTTCTGATTCTTTATATATCTGCTCAATGGCACGTCGGATTGATGCTGTATCGTCTGCTACACCGTTACCTAATGCTCCAAAGTCTCTAACATTTACAAAGTCGTCAAATTTCTGTTGGAAACTACGTACTGTGGGGTTAAGAATACTTGAACCAGTCTCAACGGTATATTCGGTTACATTTCCTTTAAAAGTATACGAACCAATCAAAGCGGCAAGGTCGGTGTATTGTGTTAACACTTCAGTAATGCCAGCAACTGGTGCACCTTCCTCTATGGTACCATTACCAATGTATAACTTACGTGTATCCACACTCCATCCAAGCTCTGCGCCTGCAAGTTGTGGTAAGTCTTGATTAAGACCTCGTCTATTTTGAATTCTACTTATTTGGGTAACAGCCATCTAACAAATCCTCATTATTCTATATTTATGCGGTTTCATAGTATAGCTCAACTCTCTTCATCCACTGCTCACTCCAGTGGTCAAACTCATCAGCTTCTAGCACAAACTCTTGGTACTGTGGAGTGTCATTGTTGGATTCTGGCTTTACACACATAAGAATAACGCCTGTATTGATATCTGTGCCATGCATTTCGTTGTGTGCTTGTGCATACGCTGTCAACTGCAAGAAATAATCCTCAATCCATTCACGTTTTTTAGGTTTGTTGGTTTGTTTGAAGTCAATTATAGCAGGCCTACCGTTCCACACACCAACACAGTCAGTTGTACCTGCATATAATCCATCATAGTAAACTGGTACTTCACAACCCCAATATTCATTTTCACTATCCATCCCGTTTAACACGACTTGTGCGGCCATAAACCATGCAGTCTGTGCATATGGGTTAGTAGGAAACGCACCCAAGTCGTCTTCCTTTACAAAGCGTTCAAGATAAGCATGCATACGTGTTCCGCGACTGGCGGCTTCAGTTACAATTTCCTGTGCTTTCTTTTCGCCCACACGCTTCTTCCAGTTGAGTAGGGCTTGTATCTTTTCAGCAGGTTTTGTTTTATCAAGGATAGTTGTTACACTGGGCAATTTATTGCCTGTGGGTGTTGCGTAGAATCTTTTACCATCAATGGTTACTCTGTCAATGGGTTTGTAATTATACTTTTCAGTTATCATATGTTTTTATACAAAAAATTTTAATTTATCTATTAGAAATCAAGGTATTGAAATGTTGACGCAGTTGACGCAAAGTTGACAAGAACTTTCCCGTCCTTTATTGTTAAACTATTTTTTACATAATCCGATGGTGAAATATCATCGGTTAAGTGTTTTGCTACTAGTTGCAGAAATTTAATGTTGGACGTCCATAGTATACCTGTATTTCTGATATGGCAACCGCTTAACGGGTTCCCAAGTAGAGGAACGTTGTCAAAACCAAGCGTGTAAAAAAACTTATTGTGTACTAACCAGTTCTGCGTTAAATTGGCTAACAAACTTTGATACGTCGTTGACTGTTCAAAGGATCTGACCACTGCATTAAAGTCAAACCGGGCAGAGGAATGTTTCCTAAAATAAACTAATGCGGAATAAAATGTTGACCATACTGACATTTCAGCATAGTCGTGCTGTGAAAAACTCACACATGATTTTGTGAATTGTCCTGAGAAGAACTCTTTGCCGTTAAATCGTTCAGCATTACTATATTCAAACTTAAAACGGTCTTGGTAGGTCTTGTCCCTAGCGGCAGGACTAGCTGATAGTAGTTCACTAATAAATATTTGCATGAACGTGGCTTCATCTGCCACAGTGCTGAGAGTTTGTTTCCATGATTCAACAGTTTGCCCTGGAAGTCCTTGAATTAACTGCACAACACTGGGTTTCATAGGATAATGTTCTCGTAGCTCTGTCATTATTTCCACATGAGTAACCCAGCCTAGGTCAGGTCTATCGATGTTGTCCAACACAGCTTGATTAATATCTTGAATCGCAAGTGCGAACCCAGCAGTATCAGTAATTAGCCCTCCTTTTGCTAAAATATGATATATTTTTAAATTATTTTCTTTTCTTAGTTTACTAAAATTACCGTCAACCCTGAACTCAGCATTTTCTTCTGTGTTCTTTTTAGCTAGATATACTACCATGTCAATGTCTTCTTCATACTGCCCAACATTAGCATCTGCCAAGTAGATACCTTTTATACCCAACTTATGAAACAAATCAATTTCATCTACGTATGTGCCTTTGCGTCTTGTGGTTTTGTTAGTAAGACCACTGTTCCAGTCGCAGAATGTGCAGGCGTACGGACATCCCCTAGTAAGTTCATAAGGAACAATAATTAGTAGATTCTTATCTAACATTTGTTTTACCATCTTGGAAAACAAACTAACATCGTTAGTATACGGACTTACTTTCAATTGTGGCACATATACAAAGTCAGCTACTATTTGTTTGTTTGTTTTCAAGTCAAACCATGCTATATTACTGGTATTAATTTTAAGAAGTTTCTTGTTATTAATAATACTTTCTACTAGATCGGCAAATCCGCACTCTCCGGAACCATATAGAGCATAGTCAATTGCTGGATTGTCTTGAAAAAAATTATCATTTATGTTTACATCAACACTAGGGCCTCCTGCTACAAATAAAATGTTTTTATTCACATGAGGTTTAATACGCTGTATTTGGTTTGATAAAAAGTCGTTGTTCCAAATATAATGGCTTGTGCAGAATATGTCCGGTTTGTTTTGATTTATTTTTTCAATTAATTGTTCATCTGACATTTTTTGCTGAACCGGTACCATCCACTCAATTTGATCAGCAATATTCTTCCTATTATAATCGATGTAAGTTTTAAGATAGAGTGCGGCAATACCTAAAAATACTTGTCGGTCGGTACCTAGGCCCAATGTATCATTGGCATGATAAAAGAAAATTTTAAGCATTGTATTGTTGTAACATTATAAGACTATAATGCACTAATGTCAAGTTTATATCTAATAGAAATTAGAGCTTGGGGCGAGCTTTTGCGGCACGTTTTGCCATCGAATCAACTTTCTTCTCAGGCGCTGTTTTAGGAGCAGAATCTTGCTCGGTGTCTATGTTTTCATCATCAGCATCAACAGGATTAATATATACGTACTTAACCAGTTCGCCACCTTGCCCCAGTGTTACTTTACCGTCTTTGGCCTGAACAGTAACATCCTTGATGTCTTTGATAATGTTTTTAACACTATCATTGTTCTTGGTAACGTTAACTAATGTGTCAAAGTTAAACTGGGGGTATCCCGCACCTTGCACAAGATTAATTAGACTATCAGCACGTATACGAGGTTGTTTGTGTGTGTCAGCGGCTCTACTTTGTAGGTAACTTAGTATAGTAAGCAGGGCGGCGTTTTCGTATTCTTCGCCACCCTCTTCAAGCATGTCGTCAATTATATGTTCAACAATAACTTCCGATAGCTTCATTTAGTTAGTCTCGCTTTGCTCGACCAATTGCATCTGGACCTGCGGCTGGTTCAGTGGCATCAAACTCGTCACCAACTTCAACGTCAACTTCGCCCGCTTCTACTGGAGGAGCCATACCTGCTTGTGCATCAACTGCCATGTCCATTGGCTGGTCTGTTTGTTCGCCTGCTAATGCACGAGCTGCCATGTCCATCTGTTCACGTGATGAACTGATTGCGGCTTGAAGAGTTTCTAGTATACCACCAACACTGCCTTTGAAGTTTTCTGCTTCAGTCATGCCAATTTGATCACGTATTGTGTCAAGTAGTGCTGGCATCTGCTCGTTAGCCATTTCGCTAACATCTTCAAGCATGTCTTGTACGCTGTCAA